GTATGGGGAAACAGTCTAAAAGTAGACGTACTACCCTCTGCAACTGGATTTTCTTCTTGGGTACATGAGGGTTTATTTGATGCTGCTCCAGGCACTTCAGACTATGCTTCAGATCGTGGTGGTGCAAACGATGAGATGTATATCGTTGTATCTGATGAAGATGGAGATATTACTGGTGTCGCTGGAACTGTACTAGAAACGTTCATTGTTTCTAAGGCTACTGATGTTAAGTCAGTAACAGGTGAAGGAATGTTCTATAAAGACGTACTATTCCGTTCTTCACAGTATATTTACTTTATGGACTTCCCTACAGTAACACCAGCATTTGGTGGAGCAGTTAAGGGTGTTACATATGATGACACACAGGCTGCATATTACTTATCATTAGCAAATGGTCTTGATGGTGTATATCCAACATCAGGCGATTTCAAAGAAGGTTTAGACCTTTTCAATGATGCAGACACAGTAGATGTTAACTTAATTATGGCAGGCCCTGGCGATCAGGTTCATTCACAAAACATTATCAACCTATGTAACTCTCGTAAAGATTGTCTTGGGTTTATCTCACCAGAAATGACTGATGTTGTTGGTGTTGCGTCTTCTGACACACAGACTACTAACGTTAAAGGTTATTTTGATGTATTGAGTTCAACAAGTTATGTTGTATTTGACTCTGGTTGGAAATACCAGTATGATACATATAATGATGTATATCGTTGGGTTCCATTAAACGGTGATCTTGCTGGTGCTTGTGCTCAAACAGATGACGTTGCTGATCCTTGGTTCTCTCCTGCTGGAATGAGTCGTGGTAACATCAAGTCTGTTGTTAAGTTGGCATACAATCCTAAAAAGAACGAAAGAGATACTTTATACAAAGCACGTATCAATCCAGTAGTAACATTTCCAGGCATGGGAACACTACTATGGGGTGATAAGACTGCACAGGCTAAAGCATCTGCATTTGATCGTATCAATGTTCGTAGACTGTTCATGGTACTTGAGAAAGCTATCTCTATTGCATCAAGAGCACAATTGTTTGAACTGAATGATGAAATCACTCGTTCTAACTTTGTTGCGATGACTGAACCTTTCCTTAGAGATGTTCAAGGTCGTAGAGGTATTACTGATTTCAAAGTAGTTTGTGACACATCAAATAATACTGGTGATGTTATTGACCGCAATGAATTCCGTGCTGATATCTATATTAAACCTGCTCGTTCTATTAACTTCATCACATTAACTTTTGTTGCGACACGAACTGGTGTCTCTTTCACAGAAGTAGGAGCGTAGAATCATGGCTAATATAGAGTTTTTCAAAGCTAACATGACCGGTGGTGGTGCTAGAGCAAACCAATTTGAAGTTGTTATGAACTTCCCTGCCATTGCAATGGCTGGTGAGGCACAACGGAAATTTACATATATGTGTAAAGCGACATCGTTGCCTGGCTCAACTATTGGAGAAGTAGAAGTTCCTTATCGTGGTCGTAAATTATGGCTTGCCGGTGATAGAACCTATGAGGATTGGACTACTACGGTTTTCAATGACACTGACTTTTCTATTCGTAATGCAATGGAACGTTGGATTGATGGTATGGATCGTACATTACTAGAAGTAACTAATGTCACTAATCCACTACTATATCAATCTTCTGCTGAAGTTCATCAGTTAGATCGTAACGGTACTAGATTGAAATCATACAATTTCTTTGGTATGTGGCCATCTGTTCTTGCCCCTGTTGAATTGGCATATGATACAAATGACGCAATTGAAGAGTTTGATATAACATGGAAGTATAACTACTTCACATCAATGAATCCTATTACAACTATCTAGGATAAACTAAAGTTCAACTTTAGTATTGCATAGAAAAGGGGTCTTATGACCCCTTTTTTTATCTGTTGTTATCACCAGAACTAGCTATTATTAGATTATTTGGTCTAAGTGCATAGTTCAGTTCAGTATAAGGGTCTTGTTTTTCTGGTACTGCATCTCGTATCAACACTATATCACAGTAGTATTTCTCTGATGCTGTATGTGTTACAGATTCAATTAACCACTTCCCACTCAACTTATTATCAACATCTTTAGCTTTATCACCTACACCACCAGCAGCATTAGATGTCAATATGTGCATATTGATGATATCGCCTGCCTGTATACCCGACATACCACCTATTTTAAGGTTGGCACGTTGTATGTTCATTGCAGATATTTCTGATCTTCTCTGTAATATAGTGCTTTCATAGTCCAATTCTTCAAATTCTGGCACATTCTGCAATGTTTGATATTGATAGACGGACGCAGATGAAGTCATATCTACCTCAGAGTCGGGGAATGAAGAGAGATTAGAACGATTCTTAGTTACTGGGCCGTTTGGTGTTAGTGGATGGTCATGTATCTTAATATAATCATTAAATTCGGCATCATCTCCAAATGTACTGTGATAATTGAATTCCGTCTTACTGAATGTTTTAGACCTTATATCATGAGTTATCAATGACGAGCCATATGTACCAAGAGATGTATGTTTTAGAATATCTATACCAGAACTTACTTCAAATTCAATTGCATTTGTCGCTTTCGTGTGTATAGGCACTTCGGGATCGGTTATTTCCTTATCAAAGGTTATTGTTAACTCTTGTGGTTCTAGTCTATCTGCAATGATCATCTCAGACATAGATCTGAATTGAAATGATTTCGTAGTTTGGAAGAATAAAAATGAAACATTAAATGCCATTTTTGAAACACAGAACTGTGCAATCATGTTGATTGCATCTACTGGTGACTTATTGGGGATTATAATTCTATTATTATTTCGTGTTTCTTCTAACCATAGTGGCACAGAAGCTCCTAGATAATCATAATACAGAGTCTTAACCATATCAGAGTAACTACCCTCCAATGACCTAGATACCTTTGATCGTGCATCTTTAATGAATTCGGGTGATATTAGCGACAACACATATCTATTTGAAATCTCATTAACCTTCTCCATCTCTTTAACCTTAGACACCATTAGCTCTATGTCGATGGTATGCTTAGATCCTAGTGTTCTAAACTTAATAAAGACTGGTTCTGTGCCTGTCAATTTAGTTTCAGACAAGAAGTCTATTCTATCTAGTAGTGTTATGGATCCTGTTACAAATGTTTTAAATATAGACTCATAGATACTAAAGGATTCCACCATTATAGAAACATCTACTGACATTAATTTAGTCTGTATCACACATTCTACCAACTCATACTGGCCGGGCTCTTCCATATCTACATTTTGTAGTAGATCGGCATTTAGATTTGGTAATGAACGTTTCTTTGGGAATGGTTTTACTTTAGTGTAATCTGTATTAGTAAAATCAGATCCGTCAGTTCGTTTATTGGTAACCTGAGTAGCCATTAGTTCATAAGTTCTTTAAATGTTTCAACAAATGCAGATGCATATTCTGGTTTCAGTACCTTTATTCTCATTTTTTTGTTATTAATTCTTTCCTCAAAGACGTAATTTGATATAGGATAGTCGGTGGGCCCGTCAACAATATCTCCGTCACCATCTTCATAATGATGTCTTGCATCAGGAATGTCGTATTTTTTAGAAACATATGTATTGAAGTCCTGTGTTGATTTGGGCCAATCAACATTTACATTCACTATATTATTTAGTGTTAGTAGTATCCAATGGAGTTCAACATCACCATACAGTTTATAAGCAAGGTTTTCTGGTGTTTCTCTATCTTTAACATCATAGAGTTGAAGTACCACGGCATTGTCTACTATAGCTTTATGTGGTATTGCTCTACGGAAAATGTCTACTATAGTTTTGTCACCATAAGACAATAAGGGATGATTGTTGAAATACATATTAGCGCCCTTCTCTTATTGATTCTTTGGTTGTGAATGCCATTTCTTCAAACTCCATTGTCACTTCATAAATCAAAGGAGCTCCAGTACCATCAAATGTCACACCAGACCCATCACCGTATTTAACGTCAATGGACTTACAGTAACAAGTATCATATTGTGGCATCCACTCGTCAGGTTTTTTCTTTGCCATCCATGTCACCTTAAATAGATCGGGGAATTTATATGACATTGAAATCTTACTAGCATTGCCGCCAAAATAGCCACCAGTTAATCCTGGCGCCGATGCATGACGAAAAATATTTATAATCTCCCCAATCCTAGTAGATTCCTCTAGAGATTTAGCTACAAATTTATGCGTAGTTGAGAATGTTCTACCCTCTGGCCCATCATATTTTAGTGCCATTTTATCAACAACTGCTACACCACTTAAACCAGAACCACCTACCATGTTCCCCCCCGCTGTAACTAATTCATTACCCACCCCTTTTAAAAGCGACATCCCATTGTTCGAACCCAGTATTCCAGCTGCTGCTTTATCAAGCATACCCCCAGCTGATTGTTCCCACTTCTGTCCTTCCTTTATGTTATGTTGTACATTTGCGGATAGTGCAATGGAAACATTACA